TATTCAAGAATATTTCAATACTTATATAAGACTATATAATTATTTGAAAGATTTCTTGAATAATAATTATTATAGTATTATATTAATTATATTATTGTCAATAATTATTTATAATATTGAAATAATTATGACTATAATTACTTATAAAAGAATATATTTCATTTTATGTATGATTATTATGTGTAATATTATATATTTAATAGCTATTTATTATATTGCTTCTTTTAATTTTATTGCATATTATAATAATAATAATGATTATAATGATTATGATAATAATGATTATAATAATTATTATAAAAAAATTAAAAAAATATTAATTATTTAATAATAGTTATAAGTTCTGCTGCTTCATTCATATAATCATTTGCTGATATTATGCATATTTTTTCTATTGCTTTTTCAATGGGTTCATTTGATGAAAGGAATGTATCCATAATAATATTTGAAAGATGCATATAATAAATCATTTCGCGAGCAATCATATTTAATTCATAATAATCTAAATACATCAAATCAATTTTCAATTCCTTATAATTCGAAAGATTGATTTCATAAATTCCTTTATAAGAACAAGAAGAATTCATTTTCATATAAAAATGAATTATATAAATAATTTTCATTTTTTTTATAAAAAAAAATAAAGATTGTCTATTATTTAAGACTTCTTATAAAATCATCCATATTTCTAGTTCCCATACTACTATTACAATTTTGACAAATTGGTCTCAAATTTGACACGATTGTATCTCCTCCGTTTGCTTCCGCGATTATATGACCACAATTAAAAGAAAGTTGAGTAATATCAGTAGTTTTGCAACATAGACATTTAGCTTTTCCTACTTCTTCTCCGATATTTGCATCCCATACTAACCGTCTCATTGTTGCAAGAATTGGCGTCTTTCTCTTATTTTTATTTCTATTATCATTATTATCAATAATAAAATTCGTCAAAATCTCTTTTTTGATTTGATTATTTTTATTATCATTAATAAAATTTGTTAAGTTTATTTTTTTGATTTGATTATTATTTTTATTATTAAGAATAATTTCCAAGAAAGAATTTAATTCATTATAGAAGTTTTCATCAGTTATAATTTGATTATAAGAAATATCAATAAATTCATTGGGATTATTAAAAGAATTGAATTTCAATTCTTTGTATGGTTTATAAAATCGAACGAAATAATATCTATTAAATTTTATTAAATTTGACATATTATTCATATAATAATCATTAAATTCTTCATCATTCTTATTATCAATAATCTTTAAAATCAATTCGCAAGATTTAATAATCAATTGATAAATTAAAATAGAATTATGAGAATTATATAAATCTTTGTATTTTTGAAATGTATCATTAATTGAAATTTGATAATTATTCATCAAATATAACAAAATAAATATTTATCTTAATCATTTTTTATTAAATTTCATTAGCTATTTAAGGCTTTTCATAAATATTTAAAAAGAAATAAAAAATTGATATTAATAATAATTAATTATTAATAAAAAAATGGATTTAAATAATTCAAATATCAATACTTATAGGGAACAACTTAATTATCGTCTTAAAATTCATTATTATAGTATTAAAGACATAAACAAAAGATTGAGACTTTATGAGATTAATAATTACAAAAATATGATTGATGAATTAAATAAAAATTATCAAGAAATTAGAAAAAAATTACACATTCTCACGTATTCTCTCATTTTTTCTAATATGATAATAATTTACCTCCTTTTCAGGAGATGAATTGTTTGAGGGATGTGAACATAGCTTGTCCGTAGTAGATGCTACAAATGGTTCGAGCAGTTCCAAGACCAATTGAGAATTTCTGGCAAACTAGAGAAGTTTTCTTATTTGCAATCTTAATCTCTTTCATAAAATCTTTATAAATATTATAATAACTCTTATCATTGTTATAATATTTAATATTCCTCAAATAATGGAATGGTGAAGAAATCACTGAAGCAGCACAAATAACGCCACAATTATAAATAGAATTCGTCTTCTCACTTTTGTAATTTAAATAAATCAAATTGAAAATGAAATCTCTCATAATGAATGCTTCTAATCCAGTTTTAAGAAAACTAAACTTATTTTTCTGATAAATCTTCTTGAATGAAACCAGAGATGAAGAATTATCAACGAATGAATTGAAGCGGACAACATTGAAAGGATTGAGAATTAGTGAGGTCATTGAACTTATGACGATAGATGATTGATAAACATTCATATTTAAAGATTTTGTATAATCAATCAAATAAAAATAAATACCACCAGTAATAATCTTGATATAAATCCCATTGAGAGCACCTGAAAAAGGCTTAGTCCAATTACTCCTGTTAAAAATGGAGTTGTTATTGATAATGCTAGTGTAAATAGCTTTGTCAATAGGATTGAAAATGAATGCCTGAGAAATGCCAACGAAAATACTCGCATAGAACTCCATTCTTTTTAATTGATAAATCTTTTTATTAATAAAAACAAAATCAATTTTTTATTTTATTTCTTAATTATCAATGATTTTATATTCTTCTTGGTATTCATAATTATCATATGAACGAGGACATAGAGAGACCTTAGGAATAAATTCATTGATATAATTCAAACCATCAATCTTATTTTTCTTTTCTCTTTCTTCCTCATTTGAAGAATTAGGAATATCATCAGTTTCTACAATTATCTCTTTTTTAACTTCCTTAAATAGGTGTAATGACATATGATTAATTTTATTGATAATTTCCAGTTCTGTATTATTCCACGAATAAATTAGATGTTTCTTATAATTATAAATGATTGAGACAGCTGCGCCAAATATTAATCCTGTTCTCTGTTTTTTTAAGGTTTTATTAGAAACATTATTGAAGATAAATAATTTATAATAATTATTTATGTAAGTATCTGCATAAATGCAATTAACGAAACCCCATAAGAAGAATACTGGATCATTGTCATTTAAGCAAAATTTGGTTTGAATGACATATTTCTTCCTAATGATATAATCAAATGAATCACGAAATAAAATTGAGATATGAGTTATATCATTAAAACTATCAGTTGTTTCTATGATTTTGAAAATTTGTAAAAAGGATGTTATTATTTTAATAGTTAAATCATAAATATCACTATTAGAAGGTGGAATGATACTATCAAATTTAATTCTACCTGATTTATTTAAATTTATATCACAATTGAAAACATTTAATATTTTCTGTCTTAATTGATTTATAGGTATTGTTCCAGTTTTTATTGAAGGATTTTTAATTTGAATATCACATAATATGCACATCTTCGTTATTAATGTCAAATATTCTACAACATCAATATTATTACTATTGATAATATTCAAAGTTATATTAATAATATCATTGAACTTAGCAATATTATAAATATTAATAAACGAACCTATATAAGAACATGTGAAAATCAATGTTTCTTCAAGAATTTCAATTTTAGAATTTTCAATTAAGAAAATACAAGTATTATAAAGACTTTTTTCTATATTTCCTTTACTTATATATTCAAATAGTTCTTTATTATACATAATTATTTATATAATTATTAATCTTCTTTATTTATATTTAATTATATTAAATAAATCATCATAAAAAATTGAATATTTAATATAAATAATTAATTATATTAATAATAAAATAATGTCATTATCATTACCATTACCATTGCCACAATCTTATATTTACATTAGAGATAATAAATGGTATGAACAATCGAATGTTTATAAGGTTGGAAAAACTACTTCTATTAAGGAAAGAGGAAATACTTATATTACTGGTGAAATTCATAAAGGATTTTATGTTAAGATTTATGAATTGGTTAAAGTTAATGAAAAAAGATTATCTTTAATTGATAATTTAATAAAAGACGAATTCAAAGATTATAATATTTATTATGGAGGAGGAACAGAATTTTATAATAGAGATATTATAAATCTTATTGAACCATTCTTTATTAAATATAAGATTGATTTTATTTCTAAAACAGAAGATGAATTAAATAGAATTAATAGAAAAAATTTAATCATCAATAATTATTATAAATTAGTTTCTAAACTTCTTATTAAGAAGAAAGATGAGATACTTAAATTAAGAGATTATCAAATAACAGCGATTGATTATATCAAAAAATCATTAATAGAAAAATCAAGGATTTATTTATCATTGCCAACAGGAGCTGGGAAATCTCAAATTGCTATTAATGTCATTGCTGAAATAAAACCAGTGAATATCTTAATTTTCTCACCTAGAATTTCTATTAAAAAACAGAATTCGGATAAAAAATATTTAAGATTTTTCAAAGATTTCGAATGTCATATTTATAATTATTGCTATCAATCTAGTAATAAGGTCTATGATTTAATTATTGAAAATGATATTAGAGATTTATTTATTTGGTTTGATGAAGCACATTGGGCATTAGATAATTGGGTTGATTCTCATAAAAATCATATTAAACAATTCTTTATGAATGATAGTAATCATATCAAATATCGATTATTTACATCTGCTAGTCCTGATAAAGATTTCGTTATAGAAAAGAAGCTATTTTATGGAGAATTATATGAACCTATTCGATTTAAGGAACTTGTTAAAAAAGAATATTTATCAAAAATAGAAGTTGAGATATTTGAGAGGGAAATAGAGATTAAAAATGTTGAATATAATAGTTTAATATTCAATACTTTCAATAAGAAGGGATGTGAAAGAAAATTGGGATTTAGTTTTCATAATACTTGTTTAAGTGCTATGTGTCATTATTTACATCATTTAAAATCATTTATGAATGGTGAAATAGATATTAAACCATATATCTTAATTAATGAAGAATTCTTTAAGAAATATGAGACAAAAATAGAAAAAGAAATAATTGAATATGAATTTATGTATAATAATAATGATGATGATGATAAAATTAATATGAAGAACCAAAAAGACGAAATGAAGATACTAATAAAGAATATTAATAAAATTAAGAAAGAATTAGGGAAAGATATAATTTATAATAAAGATATTAAAGAATTTGAAAGTGAAGTTGGAAAAGGTCAAAAAGCTGTTGGTTATGTAGTTGCTCAATATTCGATGGGATATGATAATAAAGATATTGATATTATCTATTTCACAGACCCTAAATTATCTGTTAAAGATATTATTCAATCAATAGGAAGAGGAACGAGAATTAATGATGATGATGAAAAGAAATATTTAAGAGTTATATTACCAACGAATAAAGATAATGATGTTGGAAGGGAATATATAAAAATTAGGAATGTTCTTAAATATTTATTATTAGAAATTGAATTGGATTATGACAAAATTAAAACTTATAAATTTAATCCTTATAAATTATTACAAGTTAATGAAAAATTTGCACAATCTCTATTATCTTTAAATATTAATAGTGATAAGAATAATTCATTTTTAATTGAAGAAGATACAAATGAGAAATCTATTATAAATACTATGAAATATGAAATAATTGCAAAAGCAAATCAATGGACAACAGCAAAATTAATAAAACAATTAAAATTTAATAACATTCATAATTTAGAAGATTATAAGAATTATAGAGATATTAATAAAATAAATCTTCCAGATATAAATGAATTATTAGAATTTCAAAATTTCAATTTCAGAGATACTTATATGAATGAAGATGAATGCCCATATTATTATAATAAATATGAATGTATTGAAGTAATAAGAAAGAATGAAGATTATTTCGTCATTAATGATTTATTTGACGATAATGACAAAATCAATTATTTAAATTCAATTGACAAAAAAATACCTAAAATGAACTTATGGCATTTCTATGGAGGAAAAAGAAGTGATTATTTTATTGATTGAATTATTTTCTTTCTAATTTTTCTATTCTTTTAAATAAGTCATCAAATCTCATTTGAGTATTTCTATTATTTTCATCAATTCTTAATTGAGTGTTTCTATTATTTTCTTCAATTCTAAATTCATTATTTCTATTATTTTCATCAATTCTTAATTGATTATTTTTATTATTTTCATTAATTGTATTTGTTGTAAGATAAGTATGGTATGCTCCAAATGTCATAGCTCCTGCGGCACCTTTAAATATAATTTTCAAATCATCAAGAATCATCATTATTAATTAATAATATAAAAAATCCTTTAATCATTTTTTTCAATAATTAATAATATCTTTTATAATTGATTGTAATAATTCAATATGTTTAATATCATAATTCATTCTATCATTCATATCATCTAGAATTTTAATTATTTCATTTTGAATTTCAATTGGTGGAATTGGAATTTTCATTAAATTAAATTCTTCAATATCTAATGATTTATTTGCACATCCTAATTGATAATTTTCCTCAATATATTCTTTTTTTTCTAATAAATAATAATAAATATATTTAATATTTATTTTATCTTTATAATTATCTTTAATTTTACATAATGACATCAAATCGCAATAATTACATTTACCAGAATAATATGTAATTACCATATATCCTTTATCATTTCCATTTGGCAATTTCGTGCTTATAAATAAGTTATTACCATCTAAAATATTATTATTTATTTTTTTATATTTATTATATAATGACCAATTAATAAATACACCATCTCCTTTTGGATCTTCAATAACTTTCGAAGATTGAAGAGATCCTTTAATTAAATCAAACATTTCACCAAATAACTTATATATAATATTAATACATCCTTTCAATTTAATTGAAAGGATGTACTCCTGTTCGTATTTGATTTGTGAAATTCTTGTTTTCATTGTTTGGATTGATTGTTCTAGTTTGTCAATTTCTTCAACTTTTTTATTTTGAATTTCAATTTGTGGAATTGGAATTTTCATTAAATTGAATTCTTCAATATCTAATTTTTTATTTGCACAACCTAATTGATAATTATTTTCAATATATTCTTGTTTATTTGATAAATAATGATAAATATATTTAATATTAATTTTATCTATATAATCTTCTTTAATTTTACATAAACTCATAAGGCAACTATAATAACAATCATTATTATAAAATTTAATAGGTATTTTATCTCCATTTCCATTTGTGCATATAAATAAATTTTCTCCTTTTATAATATAAGCACTTGAAATTTCTTTTATTTTTTTAAATTCCTTAGCTCCTGTTACAAGTGTAATACCATTATCATCTTCAATAACTTTTGAAGATTGAATGGAACCTTCAATCAAATCAAACATTTGACCAAATTCAATTAATTCAATATCATTATTATCTTTATATTTAGAAATAATATTTTCTTGATTTATTTTTAATTTGAAACTATAATTTTTATCTAAATCAGCAATAGCAACTAGTTTTACTTCATTACAATCTTTATTAATTTCTAAGAATTCAATATTTTTATGATTGTCAGTTCCTTTTTGTTTCTTGAAAATTAATATCTTAGTTTTAACACCTGTTGAATTAAAAGCACCACCACTGACATTAATAACTTTTAAAATTTTACAATTATCAATTAGGTATTTTCTAATATTATAATAACTTTTATTTGATAATTCTGTTCCATCAGGTAATACAATACCACAAATACCATTATCTTCTAATACATAAATGACATGTTGGAGAAATAGAGAAGGTGCATTATTAGTATTAATTGGATAGACATCTTCAAATTTAATTATAGGAGAAGTTTTATAATTAATATCTCTATATTCTTCAAATTTAGATTTTAAATCTTTGTAATTCATTTTAATCCCAAATGGTGGATTTGTTAAAATCAAATTAAATTTCTTATTTTCAAAGACATAATTATTATTACACAATGAACATTTATTTAAAATATTAAATTTTAATGAATTATTATTATTGACTATCAACGACGCTAATGCATATTTAATAGTATCTCTTTCAATCTCGCAACCATAAATATTATTTTTATTAATACCTAAATAAGATGATGTTCTATTTAAGAGACCACCAGACCCACAACAAGGATCATAAATAGAATAATTATCATCAATAGTAATATAATTTTTAATATTGAATAATAGTAGATTAATTAATTTGAATGGAGTGAAAAACTGTCCTAATTCTTTTGATTGATTACCTTTACCATAAGAATTAGTAAAATATTCATAAATATTTCCTCCTGTGTCTGCAAATAATTTTATAAATAAATCACAATTATCAATATCAATTAATTCGCTAATTTTATTAAAAATGGTAGTATAATTCTTAGGATAATTTCTCATATTAAAAATCATATCGTCATTATTATAAATATTAGGAAGAATAGAAACAAATATTTTATTTATAAATAATTTAACATCATTATCAATATTAGTACTTTTATTAAATTCTTTAATATCAATTAAATATTTTTCATATTTCTCTAAGTTTTCAGATGAAATTTTATTTCTAATTTCTTGTTTAAATTCATCATTCTTATAAATAATATTAAATAATCTAAAAATAATTATTTTAATAATATCATTACTCGCTTTAATACCAATAATAGAACCATTCGAATATAAATAATCATGACAAGATTTAATACAATTCAATAATTTACTTTCAATTTCTTTATATTCATCATTATTTTTCTTATCTTCATTTGATAATGTCCATATGATTTCATTCTTATATTCAATATTAGCAACTTCTTCATTACCATCCTCACTACTACTAACAACAACCTCGGTTTTAGTAAGGCGATTTATTAATGTTGGTTTTGCATAATTTTTCTTAGTTTTAGGATTATAATGATCAATTCCTTTATCTTTGCATAATTGAATTAATTCATCTTCATTAAGTTTTTTATAATCCATTTTGATTCAATAATAATAATTATGATCAATATTATTAAATCAATTTTTATTTTTATGAAAAAACAAAAAAGAAAAAGAAAAGAAATTCAAAGAAAGAAATTATACAGATTTTTCGATGAAATTGGCAGTGATGAATTTATCATATTTGAGGATACTTTTATAACCTTTAATAACTGTTACTTCGCTTACGTTGCAAATGTCGGCAAATTCTTTTTTAGAATAACCTAATTTATTTTTTTCAGAGTAGTAATAAAGGATTGCTGCACAACTTGAAGTAGGCGAATTATCGCTCATAATCTCATTATCTTCTAAGAAAGTTATTAACTTCTTACAATTATCAACATCAGTTAATTTCATATTCAAATTACAACAATATCTTGAAATAAAATCAATAGGGGATGAACTAACTACATTTATCTGTAATAATGTTTGAAATCGTGCATTGCCCTTATTTAAGATCACAGGGTCAATATTAAACATCTTCGCGATTTCCTTAGAACTTCTAGGAATATTATTTAAAAGACAGGAATGATAAATACATGAAGCTATTAATCCTTCCTTATTATCACCTCTTGAAATCTTCTTTTCACTAGCATTCTTATATAAAACCTTTGCATCATCGACGACTTTTTGAGGAATTCCATTACTTAAAGAATTACTCGTCAAGACGTCGAATACTAACCAAAGGGTTCTTTCATTATAGGGCATAGAATTCCACGAAATAAATTTTCGAATTCTTCTAATATCATAATTACTATTATATTTATTACCACCGATCATAGAACCTAATGAGGATTTGGGCAATAATGAATTTGTTGGTAATCCACATCTAGATGGGTCATCGCTCTTACTATCGCCACTATAATATCTCCATTCAGCAGTATTATCAATAACTTTACTACAAATGGAACTACACTTAGTGCATATTTGCATAGCATCTTCAACTATAAATTCATTACATCCACAAGAACAGACAATTTTAGTTTCTCTAACTCCATTTTCTTTAACATATTCTTCTTCTTTTAAGTCGTCCATTATATCCCATATTTCATCTTCAGTATTAGTCATAATTATAAACAATTAATGATATAAAGAAATCTTTATATAAGAATAATCAATTTTTATTTTTAAATTAAAAAAATTCAAAATCTATTTAGTTTTTCTAATAAAGATTTGATGATTTTGAGTTGCGACGAATTCGCATCTATTCGAATAAACATTCAAGAATGCATCAATTGCTTTTTTACTTGAATTAAAACCATTATAGAAATAATCATTGAAAATCATAATACCATTTAATTTCAATTTTCTAAATGCTAAAACTGCGTCTTCTAGGATAAATTCAGGTTCCGGATTTCCATTGATGAAAATTATATCAAAGAAATAATTATATAATTTGAAAATTTGTTCATTCGATTGTCCTCGTGTAAGAAAGATTTTATTTTCAAGATTATTATTTTTAACATTTTCATTAAAAGTTTTAAATTCCTCTTCTTTATCGAGATTAGTTATATAATCCTTATAAGGATCAATACAATACAACTTAGAATGCTCGTGTTTCCCATAAGTATGAGCGAATAGAATGATATTAGCACCATAAGAAGTCCCAATTTCTAAATAATTAATTTGTCTTTTTTCATAATCTTTAATTTCGATGATATTATACCAATTAGAAACAATTTTAAATTTATCATAAGTTCCTTTAAATGGAATATCATTATCATTATCAATAATTTCAATAGTAGTAGTATCTGTCATTATTATTTTTTAATTAATTATTTTTTTTTTAAATAAAAATCATTTTTTAAAAAATACTTTCTTGATAATTATTATTGCTAATATA